GGGTGAGTACAGAGCGGAAGCTAACGCATGACCAGTCGTCCTCAGGTTTGGTAATGCCACGCATACAGTTTGACATAGTTTCTCAGACTTACGCGGAGGGATTGGATGTATTAGAGGCGTTGCGTGGAGTTATGCAGGGCTACAAAGGAAATATGAGTACGTTGATGGTTCAGGCGGTATTGCCTGCATTGGAACAGCATAACGATGACCCGGATATGGGTTTATATCGGTGTACCATAGATTATATGGTTCACCATGAGGAGTAAAGAATTATGACTGCGAAAAAGTATAGTGCATTTGGTACAGCGTTATTAATGGACGGCACGCCTATAGCGCAAGTATCATCCATTAGCGGTCCCGGATTGTCGGCTGATACTGTGGATGTTACCACGCATGACAGTCCGGGCGGTTGGGAAGAGGTTGTTGTAAGCATTCTTAGAAATGGAGAATTGACGCTTGAGATTGTCTATGACCCAGCGGCTCACGCCGACCTGATCGCAACCTACGAAGGTAAAACAAAGCAGTCTTATGAGCTGCAGTTTCCGGATGATGCTTACACGGCGTTCATTTTTGACGCATACATTACAAACTTTGAGCCGGACATGCCGGTGGACGGAGCCTTGACTGCCAGCATTACAATCAAACTGACAGGCGAGCCGATATTGAATGGGAATTACAGCCCCTAAATCTATGAAGGAGTGAAAAATGGCTAAATATTCTGCTTATGGAACGAAGTTATTGCGAGGTGCAACTCAAATTGCACAAGTTACCTCTATCAGCGGTCCCGGATTATCCTTAGACACCGCAGACGTTACCACTCATGACGGAAGCGGGTGGGAGGATGTGGTTGCCACCATTCTCAGGAGTGGTGAGGTTACTCTGGAAATCGTCTATGATCCCGGCGAGGCTACGCATAAGAATGCAAGCGGCGGATTGCTTTATGACCTTATCCACAGGGCAAGCACGACCTATACGCTGACATTCCCGAGCACGCCAGCTGTGAGTTGGAGCTTTACAGCGTATGTTACCAACTTTGAGCCTGATATGCCTGTGGACGCGCCCATGACCGCCAGCGTTACCCTGAAATTGACAGGCGCACCGACAATCGCATAGGAGAGAAGCATGCTGACTAAAGAACAGATTTTAGGCGTGAAAGACCTCATCATCCGGGAAGTTGAGATGCCGGAATGGGGAGGGAGTGTTTATGTGCGTGGTCTGACAGGTTCAGAGAGGGATGCTTTTGAGGCGTCCGTCATTGAGCAGAGAGGCAAGACCAACCGCGTCAATATGATTAATGTGCGGGCGAAGTTGCTGGTGCTTACAATCTGTGATAAAGATGGTAATCCAGTCTTTACAGCCGCAGACATTGATGCACTTGGCAAAAAGTCCGCGCAAGCCCTGCAGAAGTTGTTTGATGTCGCCTCAGAGCTATCAGGGTTGAGCGAAAAGGACGCGGAGGAGCTTGCAAAAAACTGAGTGAGCGGGTGGAGCGAAGGTTCTACTTTCGCCTCGCACTCGCGCTCGGGATGACGGTTTCCGCCCTGCTGGACTCAATCTCCAGCAGGGAATTGACTGAATGGATGGAATTCTATAAATTAGAGCCATTTGGATATGAGGTTGAAATGTTTGGACAGGCGCAAGTCGCGGCGACTATTGTCAATGTAAACCGAAAGAAGGGCACGAAGGCGTATGATGTCCATGACTTTTATCCTCGTATGCAGGGTGGATCTGACATTGCTGGGGCTATAGAGATAGTAAAGTCAGCCATGAAAGGCGAATGAAATGGCTAACATTGGAAACCTTATAGCAACCTTAGCGTTGAAGAATAAGGAGTTTTTGGATGGTATTAAGCAGGCTGAAGCAGGAATAGCCGGGCTTGATAGTAAATCCAAGTCATTCTCTGGTGGAATTGCAAGCGACTTTAAAAAATTTGTAGGAGGGACAGCGGTAGCAGGGCTGGGAGCCTTTGCAGGAGCCGCAGTTACAGCCACCACAGCGGTTTTAGGGTTGGCGGTTGGATTGGGTAAAATGGCGACCGAAGCCTCAACCCTACCAGCGATTGAAGGGGCGTTCAATGGGTTAGCGTCATCTTTTGAGGGTGGTGGAGCAGCCATGCTAAAAGCCTTGCAGGAAGGCAGTCGCGGCATGGTTACTAACGCCGACCTTATGAAATCCTATAATAAAGCGGCGCAATTGGTTTCCACAGACTTTGCCAATACTTTGCCAGAGGCGATGAGTTACTTAGGCAAGGTGTCAAGCGCGACAGGCGAGGATATGGGGTTCATGCTTGACAGCCTTGTCAAGGGCGTGGGTCGTCTTAGCCCTTTGATTTTGGATAATCTCGGCATTCAGGTTAGTTTGGAAGAAGCGAACCAAAAGTATGCGGTTTCTATTGGTAAAACAGCAGACCAATTGACGAAGCAGGAGCAACAGCAAGCTATTCTGAACGAGACCATGCTAAAGTTGGCAGAGAATACTAAAAATATGCCGGATATAACGGAAAATGCGGCGACAAAGTTAGCGGCGTTCAAGACCACTATAACAAACCTCAAAAATGAAATTGGGGTGGCGTTTCTACCCGCATTGGTTAGTATTACAGATGTCGTGAAACAATTGGCAGAGTCAGTATTGCCAGCGGTGATACCCTTTGTGGATGCATTTGGGAAAGCATTCTCTGGAGTAATCAAGTTATTAGAGCCCGGCATCCCCATAATTGAGGATGTAGCCAAAAAGTTATCATTGATTGGCGGGTTGTTTGCTGAAGGCAAGTTTGAGCAAGGTAGTGCCATTCTCGGTCATACCATTACAGGAATGGTTGAGGGATTGGCAGGTGCTATCGCGCCCATGATTGAAATGGGTGGGAAAATGATAGTTGGATTGGTAGAAGGCATAGCCAACGCCTTACCAGAAGTTGCAACCGCCCTGATGGGAGTGGTAACGACATTGGTTGAGGCTATAGTTCCTAAATTGCCTGAGTTCCTCAAAACAGGGGTAAAAATCATACTTGCATTGATTGAGGGTATTACTTCATCCTTACCCACCTTAATACCCTTGTTTTATGAGGCGGTTTTAGGCATGTACAAAGCTGTGTTTGAAAGCATCCCCATGATTATAGAGGCTGGTGTCAAATTGATACTGGGATTGGTTGAAGGTCTTATTAATGCCTTACCAGTATTTATTGAGGAAGCTCCAAAAGTTATAGAGGCATTGGTGAATGGATTGGTAACAGCCTTGCCATTGCTTATTCAGGGAGCATTAGCTTTAGTGGATGCGCTTATTACAGGCATAGATACCTATTTACCTATGCTGATTGAGAGTGCAGTCCTTATCATTCAAACGCTTATATCAGGGTTGGTAGAGTTTCTGCCTCTGCTGGTAAATGGTGCGATTCAGTTAGTTATGGCAATCGTGATGGGGTTGATCAACAATTTGCCCTTGCTGGCAGGGGCGGCAATTCAACTGATAACAGCCCTTATTGAGGGAATTATCACGATGATACCTGCTATCATTTTAGCCGCGATAGATCTTGTGGGTGGATTAATCACAGGTATTTTAGAGGCTGGTTTGGCATTGGTAGAAGTAGGAAAAGAGCTGTGGGAAACGATAAAGAGCGGACTGATAACAGGATATGAGCATATAAGAGAAGTTGGAGGAAACCTTATAAATGCTTTATCTGAGGGGATGATGTCTAAAATAAATGATGTAATTGCCAAAGCTAAGGAGATTGCTGGCAGGATACTAACTGCGGTGAAGGGTATATTTGGGATAAAATCGCCGTCTAAGGAGTTCATGGAAATTGGCGAGAATATCATGACCACATTCTCCAAGTCTATTGAGAACGGAACGGGTATGGCTGAGGATGCTTTCGGTCAGTTAGGCACGCTCACAGCGAATTTGAGTAATGAGCTTGCAGCTAATATGGGCGACCTTAGACCTATTGGTGCTCAAATAGTTACCATGATCCAAGAGGGATATATTGGACAGTTAGCCTCATTCTTAGCGGTTGTGCAGGAGAGGTTCAAACAGATAACCGGACAGTTGTTGCTCTCAGTTACCAATTACAAGCTGATTGGTATGACAATGCTGATTAATATTTGGCTGGGTTTTGAAACTCAATGGCAACCATTTCTAACTTTGCTGTTAGATAAATTCTCAACCCTATATGAGGAAATTGGGGCGGTGATTGGGAATGTAAATTCTATCGGCGAGGAAATTGTTATCGGTATCGCGCAAACGATGCAGGGAAATATCGGATCGGTATTCGCGGCGTGCAGTAATATAGTGAGTGGTGTAAAAAGTTCATTAGCTATTCTTGGACCCGCAGGAATGGTTGCAGGCATGTCGGCTGCGTTAGGTGTTGCAAGCGGTATTATGGCTGGGATTGGAGCGGCTGTAGCAGCGGCTCAGGCACTCGCGGCGGCTGTAAGTGCGGCATTGAATATCTCATGGCAGATTAATTCGCCCTCTAAGGTGTTCCAGAAAATTGGCAGTTCTGTTCCTGAGGGTGTAGCTAAGGGTATTAGGGATAATTGGAAATTGGCGGTAGGAGCGATGGATGAGTTAGCTGGTTCATTGGTACCAAACGCTAAAAGTTTGGCAAGCGTGAATGATGTGCAAGGTGGTGTGGTGAATAATTACAATTTGACAATGCCTACAAGCTCCAACGCTAACGATATAAGGATGGCATATGAGCTTATGAAAGCATATGGGAGCGTGTAGTTATGGAATTAGAGCGATTGAAGTTTTGGATAGTGGTGCCTCAGGTTGCTACTAATTATGTCAAGAAGCCTTGCGCTTACTCACTTGGAAATACGACCGGATATTTGTCTACAGGCGCAGGGACTTTGAGCCAGTCTACAGATGAAGATGCAGTTTACTCAAGACGATGGGGCAGATGCTTGAAAGTTGCTTGTACGAATACTGCTGATGGCGTTGAGTATGGGAAAACTACAGGATGGGGCGTTCCTGTAACAAATACTAAGAAATACACCTTTAGCGTGGATGTGATTGATTTAGTTGCTGGTGAAGATCTGAGTTTGCTTGTTAAGAATGCAGGCGGAACAGTCAAGGCATCATTAGCGTTCAAAAGTACAGGATATTGGCAGAGACCATCAGTGACTGTTACCGCTGATGCAACCGCAACTGATTGGCGCATAGAAGTCAGACGAGAAGCAGGACAGGGAACAGGCACGTTCTACTGCACAGGATTTCAATTTGAGGACGGAGAGGAAGCTACCACATTTTTTGACGGATATACCACAGGTTTCGGATATTCAGGTTATCCTGAGTTTTGGTTTGAGGGTACGAGAAATGGTTCTTATTCGCATCGCTCAAATAAGACGCGAGCCGGTGGTCGTCTGCTTGAAATAAATACCGACCACAGGCGCATTATCGCTGCAGAGGGGCTGGGGTTCGGTGCCTTTGATTCAATCGCTACTCCGATGGTTACGGGTGGTGAGGTTTATCAGACGCATATCCACAAGAGCAGGACAATCGCCTTTGTAATCGCCTATGACGGCAAGAATCAGGGTGAAATGCAAGCCCTCAGGGATGAGCTGTTATCAGCGGTCAGACCGGACTATTTCGGCGATCAACCGATGATTATCCGCTATCAGGGTTTCGATGTAAATGGAGCAGAAGCGACAGACCCTGTAGATATTGTTTGCGTGTTTCAGCCGAGCCATGAAAGCACTCCACCTACACCAGTGTTCCAA